TTCCGGCGGGGTGGGTTACGACTAGCCATAAGTATAGGGAAGTCCTGCGCATGGTGGGTGGTCTGTTTTTGTTCGCGCAGCGCTACCACGGCATGCATAATGAGCGATTGATCGATTCCGCGGCGGCTGTTCCGGTATGGCAATATCGCGCATGTGTTTCTCTACCGGGATCTCCGTGACGTGGCAGTTAGCCAAGCGCACCACATAGCCGACGATGGGCGGCCGGGTTGGGAGCATGAGCACAAGGATCTGTATCGCATGCTAGGTGGTTTTGACGATATACTAGCGGCGGTGATCGCCGGGCTTGGTCCTTATCCTGGCGTGGTCCAGCGGTGGGCGGGTTATGCGCCGTGGCTGGATTGCGGCGACACGGAGATCCTACCGATCCGCTATGCGGAGATGCGCGCCGATCCGGCTCGGACAGCGGGCCGTATCATCCTCTACCTGGTTCGTAAAGCTACGGAGCTATTAGAGGGGGCGGAGTTCGATATAGAGATCGGGGCGGAGGATCTAAAGCGGCTAGCCGGCGACATGTCTAAAGCAACGGAGGTTCCTAGCTCTACCTATCGGCGGGCCGTGGCCGGCGGCTGGAGGGATGAGTTTAAAACTCGCCATGTGGATTTGTTCAAGCAATTTGATCCGCATGGGTGGCTAGTGCGTCTTGGATTCGAGTCTAACCGTGATTGGTCGGTAGAGGTGCCACATGATCGAGCTAAAACAGAGTCAGACTAACGATATACCGTTTGTCCTTGTGGACGCGGGTAACACGGAGGTGCCAGGGCTTGGCACAACGTGGACGGTAACCGTTCGCAAGGAGGGCGGCGCGTTCGTAGGCTCGGCCGGCGTCAAGTCTGAGCTTGGCAACGGGTGGTATAACTATCGGGCCAGCGCGGCGGAGTGCGACACGGCCGGAGCGATCGCGCTTCTTGTTTCTGGCGCCGGGTTCGTGCAGCAAAACCTGCTAGCGGTAGTCAGTGACACGGCCGGCGCGCTAGACGCGCTAGCGGCTGCGGGCGTGGAGTTTGTGGGGCCGGTGGTAGACGGTGGAAACGTTATAACCTACCTGGGGGACGATTACAACGACTTGGACGGACGCGCGCTTTCGTGGTCTAGCGCAGCATGGCCGGCTCTAACGGCTGCCACGGTGGCGGTAACAATCGACGGTCTAGCGACGTTTGCGGGGGCGGTAGTCACTCCTACCGGTACGGTAGAGGTCATGGTAGAGCTTACGGCGGTACAAACCGCAAGTATCACGGCCGGCCGGCGACCGTTCCAAGTGGTGGCCACGCAAGCGGACGGCGACATAGTGACGCTAGTGGACGCTATATGGATTAGCCGGTCAAAGGCGGAGGTGTAGCATGATGGCGTTTTGCAAGGCGCAAGATATAGCGGATTTCCTGCAAGTTACAATAGCGGAGGAAAACGCCAGCGCGGCGGAGCGGGCCATAGCCGAAGCGACCGCGGCGATCAAAAACTATTGCAAGCAAGCGATCGAGCTCGTAGAGGACGATGCGGTAACGTTCGATACTCGGGGCGGGCGGCGCTTGTTTCTCCCAGAGTTACCGGTTATCAGTGTGGCCAGCGTGATAGAGGACGCGGTAACCTTGACGGTTACCGATGACTACCGGTTAACTCAATATGGGGTTCTCTACCGTCAAGGCGGCTATTGGCCGGACGATATAGGCGCCGTCGTGGTAACCTATACCCATGGCTATAGTGATATACCTGGGGACGTGGGGGCGGTTTGCACTCGAGCGGCTAGCCGTGCATATCAAGCCGGATTGAGGGCGGCGACCGTGGGGGGTGTGCCTGGGGTGGTCTCTTATGGCCTTGGGGATTACTCGATCAACTTTGGGGCGGAGGGCGGCGGCGGGGTTGGAGAGGGAGTGCTAGGGGCTAGCGCGTCGCGCATGCTTCTTCTGAGCGAAAAAGACATCTTAGATCTATACAGGATGAAACCGGCATGAGTGGAATACTCGCTCCACTGTTCAATAACTTTTTTTCGGTTAATCGGCGGCTCCGGACTAGCGATGGCGCCGGCGGGTTTCTTGTGTCCTATAGCCTGTTAGGCTATGTAGACGGCCGGATCCGGCCGGCGTCCACAAGTGAGCGCCAGGTAGCCAGGAGTGAGGAGCGCTTGATCTCGCATGTTCTGTATACTGCGGCGGCGGAGGATATAGAGCGCGGCGATCGGGTTGATTGCGGGCCGTTATCGGTAGAGGTCATGGGTATTCGTGAACCTAGCCTAGCCGGGCATCACCTCGAGATCGATGCATGGGAGATCCAGCAGGAGGATCATGCCTAAAATCACATGGGCGGACTATAACCCAGAGCGGCTAAAGGACGTGATCAAAGCGCGTCTAGCGGAGAATATGGAGGACGCGGGCAAATTCGTGGAAACGCGCGCGCGTTCTAACCTATTGGCCATAACGGATCCTGAGTGGGGCGCCGGTTATCGCCGGGCGGTGGTAGCGCGCCGGCTGACCTATGTGGTAGAGGTTCTACCTAATGAGGTGGTTCTAGCTGTGGGGGTGAGGGCTAGCCAGTCGGGCGAACAACATGGATACTGGATCGAGATCGGGAGCAAGCGCGCGCCAGCACACCCATATCTGAGGCCGGCCGTGTTCAATCATGCTCGGGACATAGTAGAATTGATCGGGGGTTAGACATGAGCAAGGGCAAGGAGTTAGCGGCAAACCAAAGCGCGCTAGAGGGGGCGCTAGGGTTGTGCGATACGGAGAGCTCGGACGCGTTCGTAAAGCTAAAGGATGGCCAGGCGCCGGCGGAGCACGAAACGCTAATTCAAGGGGGGCAAGCGCTGTTTGCTATGGTCTGGGCTATGGCAAAGGGGGCCGGCATGAAAGAAACCCCGGACGTGTTGCGTATGGGCGCGCAAGCGCTAGCAATGCTTCATACCTTGATACATTATGCGTTTGCGCTTGGGGTCCGGCGTGGGCGTGGGGGGTGAGCTTTGGGAGCTATAACGCAAGGTCTCTATGATCTGTTCGCCGGAGATGGGACACTAGCGGCTCTGCTTAACACGTATGAAGGGGAGATCGCGGTGTTTACGACGGATCCGGCGCCTGGGGATGCCGAGCTCCCGTATATTGTAACGGCCGGAGAGGTCGTTAACACGGCATGGGACACTAAAACCACGTTAGGGCGCCAGGTGTGGCGCGACGTTCGATGTTACGCTAGCGCTACCGGTAGCGCTAGCGTAGTAGAGGCAATGGCGGATCGGGTGCGGGTTCTCTTGCATCGGCAAGAGGTAACCGTTAGCGGGTTTGTGTGGGTATGGTCTTTGTGTAGCGGTCCGCTTGTGGCGGATGAGTTAGAGGCTTATTGTCGAGTGGTTACGGTTCAACTATCTATGGAGGAAAACTAGCATGGCTATGAATGGCTCGGACATCCTGGTAGCGATCGACGGCGACGTAGTAGGCTCCCAGCGCGATGTATCATGGGAGGAAACGGCGGAGGAGATCGACATTTCAAGCAAGGACAGCCGCGCCGGGCGGTACCTTTCCGGCCGGTACGGTAGTACCATGAGTCTTGAGGCGCTATACGTCCCGACGGATACGGCGTTTTTGGCGCTTCAATCGGCGCTGAGAAACGGCACAACGGTGGAGGTCTGGCGTAGCGAGTTGGGGGCGTATGAAGAAAGCGCAGACGCGATCGTGACGGCGCTTTCGATGAATGGGCCGGACATGGCGGAGTCAACCGCTTCTATATCGCTGCGGATTGACGGCGAATGGGCAAGTGGCACATGAGCGGCGCCAGGGGTGAACAGATAGTAACCGATCATGACGGTAACGAGTGGCGGTTGCTTTTTACGAATCGCGCGATTTCTGAGGCGGAGCAAACTACCGGGCGGAGCGTGATCGCGGTAACTCGGGGGTTTGACGACGGATCGAGCGGTATTACTGAGCTAGCGCAACTAATCCGCGCCGGGTTAACGGCTGCCCGGCGCGATGGCCAGGGCGGCCGGGCGGCAAGCATGACAGATGCTTTTAATCTGTTGGACGCGCTAGGGTTTGAGAAAGCCGCGGTCGCCGTCATGGGCGGGATCGCGGCTGTTCTAACCTATACGGGGCCGGAGGATGGCGCCGGAGAGGGAGAGGGAGATCGCCCTTAGTTGGCCAGCAAGGGGCAGAAACGGTCATAGACTTTCGGTCTTTGCTGGCCACCTCGTTACGCTTTGGAATCACGGTTCCGGTGTTTTGGGACATGACCATGGCGGAAACGCTACTAGCTATAGAGGCGGGCGAGTGGCGTTATAATCTGGTCTACGATCGCGCGCTTTCGCAAGCCTGGCATGGTGAGGCGTTTAGACGACAAAGACGCATGCCAAGTCTGCGCGCTTTGCTTGCCAAGCGCAAGAAACCGAAACAGAAACCGATCGCGCAGCACGAAAAAGAGCATGAGGAATTGAGGCGGAGATATGGCCGGAGAAACAAAGCTAGGGGAAGCACAAGTCCCGATCCGCGCGAAACTTGACGGCCTAGACAAGGATCTAGCCTCGGCGCGCGGCCGGATCGAGGGGGTGTTATCTCGGGTAGCGGGTACATTCTCTAAAGGGGTGCGCCAGGTGGGCGCGATCGCTCTGGGCGCCGGCGGGGCGGCCGTGGGGGCAATCGTGGGCGTGGGCGCTGCGGTGGGCAAGCTAGCGGCTGATGCGGCGCCGTTGGAGAGCATCGGGGCGGCATTCGCCGGAGTGGCGGACGCGGCCGGCGTGGGCGCGGACAAAATGCTAGCGGCGCTGCAGCGTGGATCCGCGGGGATGACGTCTAACCGGGATCTTATGATGTCGTTCAACTCTGCGGCGCAGTTGGTTAGCGTCGATTTTGCCAAACAGTTACCCGACGCTATGAAGTATCTCGGCAAGGTGAGCGCGGCCACAGGAGAGGATCTAGGGTTTCTGCTGGATTCTCTAGTAAAGGGTGTGGGGCGCTTGTCTCCCATGATCCTTGACAACCTGGCGATCCAAGTTAACGCGACTGAGGCTAATGAGGCATGGGCAAAGTCTAACGGGGTTCTAGTAAAGGACATGACCAAAGCGCAGCAACAAAGCGCGCTTATGGCGCAAGTGCTGGAAAAGCTAGCGGAGAATACGGCTAGCATGCCTGAAGCGACCGGCACGGCGGCGGTAGGCTTGGCTCAACTAAAGGCGACGTTCCAAAACGTCAAGGATGAGGTTGGGCTAGCGTTTCTCCCGGCTCTAAATGCTATCGTGGGGGTTGTGGGCCAGTTAGCCGGCCGGGTGTTGCCTTGGCTGAGTGAGGCGCTAGACAAGATAGGTCCGGTGGCGGAGCTTGTGGGCCAGGTGTTTACCGCGTTCATTTCTAAACTGCTAGCCGGCGCCGATCCTCTTGATTCTCTACAAGTTCTCTTGAGAACGTTTTTTCCTGCGGAGGTGTCGGAGGGCATAGTAGAGGCGTTACGGTCGGTGGCGGAGTGGATCGGGACGGTCGTGGAGGTGGTATCTCCGTTCGTAGAGGCGGCGGCGCAATGGATCGGTAAAAACGTAGAGCTAAAGGATGTCCTAATTGCGCTAGGGATCGCGGTGGCTGCGGTTGTTCTCCCTGCGCTATGGGGGATCATAGTGGCGGCGGCGCCGGTTATCGCGGCGGTCGTGGCTCTGGTAGCGATTGTGGCCTTGTTGCGCGCTGCATGGGAAGGGGATTTTCTAGGGATCCGTACTTTTGTACTCGAAACGATCGAAACGATCAAGGCGTTTTGGGCGGAAAACGGAGAGGCTATACTAGCTAAAGCGCGTGAAATATGGACGTCCATCGTAGAGGCTGTTAGCACGGCGCTGCAGACGGCATGGGAGTTTATCCAAACCATTATAGCGGGGCTCCTTGCGTTTTGGGCGGAGCATGGGGACGCGATACTAGCTAAAGCTGATGAGATTTGGACGGCAATCGTCGCGGTGTTTGAGTGGTTCGCGGAGATAGTGGCCGGGGTGTTCGATACGTTTAGATCCGCGTTTGAGGGCAATTGGTACGAGTTTGGCGAAAAACTCCGGGGCGTGTGGGATGAGATATGGAGCAAGATCGCGGCGATTGGTGAGACTGTATGGGGCAAGATCAAGGATTTCTTCACTAACACCGATTGGGGCGGGATCGGCCGGTCTATACTCGAGGGCATAGCTAAAGGCATCACGGCGGGGGTTTCTGCGGTAGCCGACGCGGCTAAATCGGCCGCGCGCGCTGCACTCGACGCGGCTAAAGGGTTCCTAGGGATACACTCGCCTAGCGTGGCATTCCTAAAGGTAGGGCAAAACGTAGGGTTAGGACTGGCCAGGGGGTTAGAGGATACGGGGCCGGTAGAGCGGGCCATGGGGCGGCTGCTAAAGGTGCCTAACTTGTTGGGACAGGTCCAGCCGGGTAACATCGGCGGCCTGGTAGGGGCGGGGGCCGGCGCCGGGGCGGGCGGTCCTACCTATCAGATCATTAACCATTTTGGAGCTAATAGCGTGCGGAGCGAACAAGACATCCATCGTCTGTCTGAACTGCAAGAGGAAGCGCTAGAGCTCCGTGGGATACGGAGGTCCATAGACTAATGGCGGATACGCTAACCATCGGCGGCGTCGATCGCTCGGCTCTTATTGCATGGGATTCTCTCAAAATAGAGCAAGTGGCGGGCCAGTATACGGCCGTCTGTAGTGTGACGCTAAACGATGCGGCCGCGGCGATCGTGATTGCGGCTCGAGCGGCGGTAACTATAGCCGATGGGGTAGAAACCTTGTTCGGGGGTGAGGTTGCAGATCAAGCATGGGAGCTCATGGACATTTCCCATGACGGCCGGCGGATCGGGCTAGCGTTCCAAGATTACAATATTTTGGTGCAAGAAACCGTGATCGACACTGAGGAGGTATACGCTAGCGAGTCGGACAGCGACATTATAGACGATCTGTTCACTACCTACCGGCCGGATATTGACAGCACAACACACGTTAGCACGATCGACGGCTCCATGGATTTGACGGTGGTTAATGTCAGTCTGCGGGCGGCGTTGGATGAAATATGCAAGCTGACCGGTGGCTATTGGTATGTGGACGAACAAAAACAGTTGCACTATTTTAGCGCCGAAGGAAACGTAGCGGCGTGGTATCTAACCGATAACGCGCCGGACGATGCTACCACATTTCCTTATCAACATATAGAGCGCGTTAGCCGGGCCGGAGCTCTTGTTAATCAGGTGTTGGTGATAGGGTCGGACGGCGTTAGCGAGTGGTCAGAGGATGCGCCTAGCGTGGCGGCGTATGGAGAGCGTCAAGCGGTCATTAGCGACACGGCCATAACGACGGCGCCGGAGGCGCTAGCGCGCGGCGCGGCTCTGTTGGGGGGTTGGGCGGATCCTAAAGTCCGCTACAAAGTGCGGACGCGAAAAAGCGGGCTCCGTGCGGGCATGGACGTGCGGATCGTCTGTGTTGCGTGGGGGGTGGATGAATCGCTAACCGTCCGGCGCCTAACGATCTTTTGGCAAGGCGATCGACGGTTCTACGATCTAGAGCTCGGGGCGCCGGTTACCACGGCGCCAGGGGGCGGAAATTCAGTAACCGATCGGATCCGGCGGGTAGAGATTGACACGGGCGGGCTAGGGGATACGGTTTACGACGACGATCCTCCCGGCGCGCCAGTCTTTACGGGAGGTAACCTTTCTACCGGCACGGTGATCAACGTAGACGGTACACAATTGGTCTACATTGTAACGACATGGGGATTAGTGGCGGACGCGGATCTATCTCATTATGAGATCCAGATCGCTACTATCAACGATTTTAGCGCTAACGTGTTAACTAGGCATCATCCTGGGGACGGTCCAAGGATCGAGCGTTGGGAAGGGCTAACCGGAAACGTCACCTATTACGCTAGGGTTCGGGCGGTTGATTGGGCGCTAAACGCGTCCGCCTGGGTGGCTGCCAACATAGCTAGCGCGGTAGACAGTAGCGCGCCGGGCCAGGTTACCGGGCTTGTGGTGTCGGGCGCCAGGTCCGTGATCGGGCTCGATTGGGACGATGTGACGGCCGCGGATCTCATGCATTATGAAGTGCAACGGGCGCCGGACGTGGTAGGATCTCCAGGGTCATGGGCGACGATCGCTACCGTACACTCAAGCCATTATCTGGACGAATCGTTTAGTGAAGCGGATGTGCAAGCGGAAACGGATTATCATTATCAGGTGCGGGCGGTTGATACCTCCGGTAACGGGGGGACTTACTCGGCTAGCGACACTGATAACCTAGATCCGTTCGGGACGGATTCGTTCGCGGCGCTTTCGATCGTGGCCGGCAAGATAGCGACTAATGCAATAGAGGCGGACAAAATACTAGCCGGCGCCGTGGAAACGGACAAACTAGACGCGGGCGCCGTAACGGCGGAAAAGCTAACCGTAACGGTAGGCGGCTATAATCTCTTGACTAACTCCGGTTTCAATGATGACGACGATGATAACGGTGTGCCTGATGAGTGGACGGATGAAGGGGTTACCTCAAACCACACATGGTCTGTGGACGCTACCGATAAAACGGTTGGCGCTTCTAGCCTAAAGCTGGTAGAGGCTAGCGGCGACGCTAGCGCGGAATATCGCATGGCGTATGGGGCTTTAACGCTAGCTGATGTACCTCTAGCCGTGGGGGATGACTTTGTACTGAGCGGGTACCTCAAAACGGCTAGCATGGTTAACCTTACGGCTTACATTTCGGTTAGGTTTTACGACGGTGGCATGGGGGTTCTGCAAACCACGACGGCGGCCGCTGTGAGCGCTAACGTAGCTTGGGGGCGTTATGAGGTGAGCGCTACCGTACCGGCTAGCACGGTAACGGTACGGGTGAGGTGCTATGTTGTCCTCGACGCGATCAACGGTACGGGTACCGTTAATTGGGATGCGATCAAGTTGGAGCGCGGCGACGTGGCCACGGCGTGGACAACGGGCATGGTAGGGAACGTTACGATCGATTCTAACCGGGTGCAAGTAGAGGACGCTAACGCCAAAGTCTGGATCGGCAAAAGAGGATCCAGCCTGGGCATGTGGGGTGAGGACGCTAGCGGCAATTTAGAGGTAGGATGGTACGCCAGCGGCGCTAACGCGGGGATTATCGTAGCCGGCGCCGGCGACGTGCGGATCGGGTCGGAGGGAATAACTATAACGTCTGAATCATCATACCTCGCCAGGACGGCCATAAAGTGGTTAGACGGCTCTACGGTCATGGGGTCTTTGTATAACTACAATGACGGCGTGGACGAAACAGTAACGGTCCTGGGTGCGGGGGCGGTAGCCGGCTATATGTCTCGCGTCGCGATCCATTCTAGTACGCTAACAGGAATAACGGCTAGTTTAGAGCTAGATGCTAATTGCGCCGGTAGCGCTACCGGCTTTCGAATGGAAACAAACGACGGCGGCACGCCAGTATATATAAACATCTTCATGGACGGCGGGCGGGTCGGCGGGTGGGCGGATACGCAATTCTACGTGTCCGCTAATGACATGGCATCTGAAAGTAGCGGAGATGTAGACATTGGGATCGTGATTGATCAAGGCGCCTATGATACGGCGGTATTGGCCTTTCGTTCTAGCGATGTCAATCAGGCGCTTAGCTCTGTAGATTCTGACTGTTACGGGTATTTGAGAAAAGCTAACGCGACCGGCGGAGGTCTCGCCGTATATGGGTTTAGCGAGAGTACGTATGCCCTGCGGTATTACGGCTATTACAACAACGATAACACGAACAAAACGTCTGGCGCGTATGCACCTCACATGCTATATGCTGGCAAGATTTCGACCGGTAGTTTATCGGACAATGTAGCGAACCAAAACTTGGTAGCCGTCATGGCGCGCCGGTCGGGGTCTTGGGTGGCGGTGCACATTATTGATGAGGACGGTGACGTGTATTATGATGGCGCACTAAATAACTACGATGAGGAGGACGATGCGCTAGCCGTTATAGATCTAAAGCACGTCCTAACGGATAAACTAGAGCGAGTGCGGCGCTATAATCCGGCGCGGCTGCAAGAGCTCGGTATCCTGGGCGGCGGCGGGCCGGGCCGGCCGCTAGTGAGCAATAAGGGGGTAACCGGTCTCCTGCTTGGTAGTATTGAGCAATTGCATGGCCGGCTAGCGGCGCTAGAGGCCAGGAACATGGAGGGCTAGCTATGGCGTTTACTGAGGAGTTAGCAGTCACGGCGGTCAGTATATCGGAGATGGCCGTGATTCTCAAAACGGATCCGGCGGATCCAGATGGGCCGCAAGAAAGCGCGCATTTTCGGGTCTCTGTTGTGCGGAGCGATGGGAGTATAAAGCAAGTCAAGGGGGATTTAGTGCCTCACATTACGGTAGCGCAGCGGAGCGGGCTACTTGATTTCATGGCGGCGTTACGAACACAAGCGGAAACGGAGATCCTTTAAGGAGGGAACATGCAAGGGCCAGCGTTGACGGCGGAGCAATTCGAGTTGTTGGTAGGCATCCTGGCGCGCGCGCCAGTGTCGCCGGTAGAGGCGGCATGGGTTAATGGGGTTGTGGGCCAGGTGAAACAGGCGATCGGCGCAAGTACGCAAGGCGCCCCGGCGGCGCCGGGCGTGGGGGATGAGTCAAAAGGGCGGCCGGAGCGGCTGCCGGTAGTGGGAACGGAGGTGACGCCATGATGGTTCAATGGTGGCTAGTCGTTCTTGTGGCGGTGCTGAGCGGGATCGCCGGCGGCGTGTTGGTAGCCTGGCTCTTGCGTGGCTGGCCAGCGCAGCACAGCGCCAGCGGGCAAGCGGCGCCAATGACAGTAGACATCATGCGCAATGGGGATCTAGAGGGGACATATAATCAGATTGACAATACTACTCTAGTAGCGTGTGATTTCATGCCTTTTTACTCTAGCGTTCAATCTGAGCTTGGATCGGAGGTTTGCCAAAAACCGGAGTTTAAACCTATCCCGCGATCGCTGGCGCCGTATCGTATAAAGAGCGGTGATACTGCGCAATGCCTGTTCATTCGCTGGAAACTCTACGACGGCGGGTTGTGGCAAGAATGCCAGGTGCCGGCCGGGGCGCTTGTGCGGTTCTCTGGGTGGGTCCAAACGTGGTGTAGTCAAAGCGACGATCCGCATGCGGATGATGGGGAGCTCTATTTCCAATTGGGGCTAGACTTGGACGGCGGTATAAATCCGTGGGCGCCGGAGGTGCTATGGTCTGGATGGGAGCGGGGGACGCGTGCTTATCAGGAGCTAGAGATTAGCGCGATCGCTACCGGGCCATGGGTTACGTGCTTTGTGCGGGCGGCTAATAAGTGGCGCGTTTCCCACAATGACGCGTATATCGACTTACTGCGGCTCGAGGTGTCGGGCGGAGGGGTGGCGCCGGGGCGCTATGTGGATCGTGCTTGGTTGGCTAGCGCTTATGATGGGTTGGCTAGCGGATTGCGGGGTATAGAGTGAGCGCGCGCGCCGGGGTCGGGGCTAGTCCTGCGTATGGGGCTATAGCGGGGGTCAGTCTACCGCAGCAATTGCGGAGCGTGGGCGCCGGGTGGTGGCACAATTGGTCTCTAAACGCGCCGGCGGTCGTGGACGGCGCGGGGGGTGAGTTTGTGCCTATGGTATGGAGCGGTAACACGGCCGGCATAAAGGCGCCGGCGGGCTCCCGGTGGCTCTTGGGGTTTAATGAGCCGGACAGCGCTAGCCAAGCGGACATGACGCTAGATGAGTGCGCGCGCGCATGGCGCCGTGTCGAGGTCGTTAACCCAGCGCTAAAGCTAGTTGCGCCAGCGCCGACGGCGGATATACGGGGCTGGCGTGACGATTGGGTAGAGGTGTATCGTAGGCTCTGGGGAGAGGATCCGCGGTTTGACGCGGTAGCCGTCCATGTGTATCCTCAAAAGTGGGGTTATTTCGAGGAGTGTATAGCGGCCGCGTGGCAGTTCGCGCGGCGGTACGGCGTGCGTCTGTGGGTTACGGAGTACGCTTTTCTGCCGTGTTGGGCGCCGGCGCCAGGTGACGCGGTAGCGATGCTAAAGCGCATGACAACCTACATGGCGCGGGATCCGGCGCGCTTTGATAGGTGGGCGCCGTTTATCTTGACGTGTTCGGGCCGTGAAAAGTGGGCCTTTGGTGAGGAGTGCAATAGCTCGCTAGTGGATTACTACACTGGCCAGCTAACGGAGCTTGGCCGGGGGTATCTCGAGTGTCGGCCGGGGTGCCTTCCTCGAGCTCTGCGGGCGTTGGGGTTCGGGCAATAAGTCCAACAAGTATTATTGTCCTTTTTGCGCGCTGAAATGGGCGCCGGTTGATTTCGGTGCCTATTTCGGCGCGGTTTGCGTTATGGTTTACTTGCACTACTCTGCGGTGTGTGGTATACTACTTGTATTACTTACTGCAGGAGAACAGGAGGACGAACATGGAAACGATAACGACTAAAGAGGCGGCGCGGCGGCTCGGCATGAGCCAAGCGGCGATCGCGCGTATGTGGCGCAATGGCACGATCCGCGGTCACAAGCTGCGGCCGGGGGTGCGCAATTCTCATTTAAGGGTCAACGGGGCGGATGTAGACGCGATCGTAGCGTCGCGCGGCGGTACCGTGGGGGTGAGTCTTACGGCGGCCGGTGTGGATTACATACGGGGTCACACTGGCAACTAAAGCCGGCGGGCGTAGCCTGCCGACGGAGTAGAGGGGTTAGGGACATGGCTAGACGCGCGCGTAGCCTCGGCACACTCACATGGGGGGATCTAAACAGTTGGGCGGCGCCGTATCGGGTGCGCTGTGCGTTCGGGGTGTTTAGTGTCCATCCTCGGGTAGACGAACATGGGATCTACTGGTACGCTTACAAGCGCGCCGGCGGAGTTCTGTATAAAGTCTACGTAGGGCGGCAAGGGCATGTTAATACTTCTCTGCTTTCTAGGCGGTTGCGGGCGCTGGCGCGTAAAGCGGGGATCTTCTGTTGAGTGGGCAAAGGGGAGAGCGAACAGCGCGAAAAGTTACCCATGAAGGGAGCTCAAAGGCGGCTCCACGTGGGCGGAATAGTTACCCACTAAACAGCCTCGATCGCGGCCGCCCGGGCGGGCAATAGTTACCCACAAGAGGAGGTCGAGCTCCTTGCAGTGATCACTACAAAGTTACCCACTACGCCCGGCGGGATCCTGGATGGCCACTGGTCACAAGTTACCCAAAAAACGGGGCACCTGGTCGGCGCTGCAGCTGCCAAAAGTTACCCAACTAATCTAGTGTGGATTTCTAGCTCGGCTCCTCGAGGGGATCTAAAGTTACCCAAACCGGGCATGCGGAGATCCGCGGCGCCTGGCGTGGGGGATGAGTTATCTAGGGGGTATGGAGGGTAGAGCAATGGGCAAGGATCGGGCGGGTAGACGGAGGACGATAGCGGAGAACTGCTATAGCGCGTACATGAGGCGCCGATCGCATCGGTGGTGCTATGGGTGCCAGTATGATTTTGTTTGTCCGAGATTCGACAAGGGCGCGCCGGCGGTCTCACGGCTATGTCACGTCCTGAGAGCAAAGGAGGGAGAACTAGCATGACGTTGGATCTAGGGGTTGTTAGGGTCAAGATAACGGCGCTAGTGTTTCGGTTGCCAGCGATTACGAATCTTGGCAAGAGGCATCAATGGCGGATCCGTGGGTGGATCGTGTGGGGCGGCTGCCGGTGGGTCCGGCCGCGGATCGATCGTGGGGACTTGGATCAATTGTATTGTGGTCCTCTGCGGGGTTACCGGGTCTAGTGGGTCCATGTCCGACAAGATAGGTTGTCGGACATGGGAGCGGCGCTATAGGTCTCCCCTATTCTAACGGGCGGGGGCCAGGAGGGATAACATGACGCAAGATCCGAAGCGGGATCCAGACATGCAGAACTTGATCGATGTCGCGGCCGGCGATCCGACGATCGCTTTTGTCTCTGTCGAGGACAATCCTAGCCTCGCAGTTCGGCGGATAATCTGGCGCGTCTTTGTGGATCCGGAGTGGGATTTGTTCGATATGTTTTTAACTGACAGCTTGATAGCGGATCATGCTCTTCATGGGGATTTCTTGCGTGTGATCAAGGAGTTTGCGCGAAACGAGAAAAGCGACGGCGCTATGGGGCTCGACTATTCTAATGGAGGTTAGCATGATAACGGATCCGGATGTGTTGGAGCTCTGCAAGGCGGCGGAGGGCGATCCGGAGATGCGGATCTTATCGAGTGAGGCGGATCCTCATGATCCGGTTTGGTTGGTTGGGGTCGAGGTGTTTGTAGGTGGCCGGTTCCGACCGGCTAGTGCGCGGGTGCCTGTGGGGCTAATGGCTAGCGATTATCATCATTCGTACATCCTAACGGAGATCAAGAGGGCCGTTAGGATGTGTCTATTTGTGGGGGATCCGGCCGATCGTAACGTTGGGCGGATTCTCTAGCTATCAGGAGGGGATCATGCGGGTGAGGCTGGCGATTTGCGATCTTTGTTATACGGAGGGTTCCATGCGGCTAGCGGGGTTTAGGTTCTGGACATCGCGGGGGCGGATGTTCCACTGTTGCGGCTGGCATGTAGAAAGGGTGAAGCGCTTGCACTTGCGGGTAGATCCTTTCGTGCATCCTGGCGATCCAGCGGATCCGCAATCGAGTAAAGGAGGGATCATGGGCCGGGGCGTTCGGCGGTTGTGGGTATGGGGGTTTCTAGCATTGGCGGCGGAGGGGCGCCGGCGGTCGTGGTCTGATAGGCGCCGGACTTTGGATCCAGAGTCTACGCTTGGCAAAGATGCGGAGCTATGGGAGCAAGCATGGAACGACGCGGCCGGCGTGTGTCGGGAATTGGAAAAAAGAGATCGCGAGGAAACATGATAACTCTGCGGGCGGTTCTGCTAGGGTCGGTGTTTTTGTGGGGGTTAATCTATCTGGTAGCTGAGCGGGTAGAGGATTGGGAGCGGCGCCAGGTGGCGGCCGGTAAACAAAAGGGCCATGGCGACACAAGCCGGCCGGCGTAGCCGGCCGCGGGGGTGAGTTTCATGGCGGATAGTTGGAGGGCGGCGGCGGTCCGGACGATTAGCGCGGTGATTCAGGATGTCGGGCTAGAGGATATGGACATTCTGCGGGCGGCGCTGTTTCGGGCTTATCCGTTTGGAGAGCGGGCGCGCTATCCTTATCGGGTATGGCGTCAAGAGGTGCGGGCGGTTCTTACGGGCAAGAGGCCGGCGCCAGCGCAGCAAAAGAAGCGCCGGCGCGCGCTAATCGCGGCCGGGCAATTGACGCTACCATTAGAGGAGTGAGATCTGCAATGCAAACGGCGCTAGTTTGGCTATTGGTCGGTGTGGCTACACTATACCTCCCCCTACCGGGCCAGTCGCTATACTGCGGCCGCATTTCCGAGACTTCGGGTAGTCAAGTGGTAGCCTGGGTGGCCATAGACGCCCGGCTCTATGAATCGGGCCAGGTATCATGCGGCGATCGGATCCTGATAATGGGCCAGGGGTGGCGGCTCGAGGCGGTAGCGATGGACGCGGGGCGGTTTATGGATTATGAGGTCATGACGTGGCCAGGGGTACCGATCGTCGTGGATATACCGGTTCACCTGGCGCCGTTTGAGCTAACATGGGGTAACGTCACTAGCGCGCGTGCGTTGGTGGTCAATCGCACCAAAGCGGTGCATGAGCTATTACGGAGGGTAGAGAAATGATCGCGGTAGACATTGGAGCGGGAGCTATCAAGGTTTGGGGGCCAGGTGGCGGCGTGTCGTTTTTATCACAGGTGAGTAGCGGCAAGTCAACGACTTACGCTAACACCTCGGGACTTGGTACGGGCAAGCGGGCCATGCGGATCGATTTCGACGGCGGCGCGGGTTTTTTCTGTGGGCCAGGTGCGCATGATTGGGGCCGGCCGGTGGAAAACTTGACGGATGAAAGGTTCACAGGATCGCCGGAGTTGCGCGCGCTGCTTTACGGCGCGCTTACTGCATATCATCGGGCGCATGGGTTGCCTGGTAAAACGGGTTTGATCGTGGGCTTGACACAATCGTTTTTCGAGGGCCAGGGGGCGGACGATCGTGTTAGCCGGGTGCGGCGCTGGCTAACAGGTGAGCATCTATGGATAGCCGGCGGCGTGGGTGGCGGATACGGATCGCACAGTGTAGAGGTGGATCGCGTGAAATTGACATCACAAACGGCCGGCGCGCTGTTCGATTACGTGTTAACTGAGGATGGCAAGTTCTTAGCCGATCGGCGGGCAAAATATCGTAAAGAAATGGCGATTATCAGTGTGGGTATGAATACGCTAGAGCTATTGGCCGTGCGTAACGGTATCCCGATCCGGCGCTTTCAATCGAGTACATCGGCCGGAGTGCGGCGGCTGCTAGAGATAGCGGATCCTGCGGGTCTGCATAGCCGGGGTGAGCTAGATGAGCAATTGAGGGCCGGCGCGCTAGACGTAAAGGACGCGTTACCGGCGTGGGCGGCGGAGGTGGCCGGTCATATTGAGCGGGTATGGGCGGGGGCGGCCGGGCGGTTTGCTGCGGTCGTCGTGGTGGGCGGCGGGGCGATCCTCCTGCGGGCTAGTCTGCTAGCGCAGTTGGGCGGGCGCGGCTATATGGCGCCGGATCCAGTCATGGCGGTGGCGCGTGGTCTTTACAAGCTAGGAAACAAGAGGAGGTAACCATGGGCGTAGCTGAGAATAACGGCGGATTGGTCAGTGTCGGGCGGATTCTCGCTAGCTCTATTACAGCGGTAAAGCTAGAGATCGGGCGCGCGATGCTTCCGGCGCTGAGTGCTTGGCAATGTTGCACGGCTACGGCTAGCCTAGCGGACGCAACTAGCACGGTGAGCTATCCCGCTAGCGTGGTAAACGGGACATGGTGGCCACCTGGGGACGGCTCCGGCGTGGGGGATGAGTTATCTAGCGGGGCCCCGGCGGATCTTATGCGGCATATAGAGATCAAGCCGCGGCTCCGGTGCCATTACTGCGGGTTTGGCTACGTGGACGATCATGGGGGGGTGCGTCCGGTGTGGCGGGCCGGCGCCGGAGGAAACAGCCCATGAAAGCTAGCGGGGTAGCGTTTTGTCCTATCTGTGGAAGATCGAATGAAGGCGCCGGCGCCGGCTGGCGTTGGGATGGGATCCATTGGGAACACAAGTGCGGGGAGCGGTTTGTAGCCTCGCAATGTGGACATTTCCGGAGTTTCTTTTTTCGTGGCCGGCGGTTTAAGGTTATGGCGTGGGGAGAATACGGCCATGGGTGTCCGTGTAGTATACCATGGGCTCTGGTAGAGGCGCATGAGGATCGGGCGCTGGCAAACCATGCGCAAGATTTGCGGCGGCTAAACGAGAGGGGCGGCATGTCTCCTTTTGAGTTGTATTTGCTGCTAGAGGATCTTCCGTTTACGCATGAAGTATTGCAGGACATGGCGCGCGCGCCGTTGCTGAATCGGCGCCGGCATGTAGAGTATTTACAACACAAGCTAGCCACATGGGCGCTGGAGAGCATAGCTAGGATCGTAGCATAACCTATGGAGGAAATAACGGTGAAACCAAAACAGTTAGACATGTTCGGCGGCGGGGCGCCAGCGGGCGCGGGGGATGAGTTATCTAGCGGGTATCGGGGGCCATTGGAGGACATGCTACTAGCGGCAAGCGAACCAAAACGGCCGGCCGGCAAGCGCAAGAAACAGGGGCGCCGGGCGCCGGGCGCCTTGTCGTGGCGAGATGCCAGCCGGGCCGGTGTTTGTGTCTACCATCAGGATCGGGGCGGAGCTCCACATGCTGGCGATTGGATAGCCTATTGTCCGGAGTGCAAAGCGCGCCAGGTCAAGGTTCACAAAGGGCAAAACAGTGGATGATCGAGCGGATTGGCATGAGGGTATCCCGGCGGAGTATCGGCGCCAGGTCGTTACCGGTGACGCTAGGGAGCTAGCGGCTCGCATTCCGGCGGAGAGTGTGGACTTGGTGTTAGCCGATCCGGTCTATGACCGGATCGAGGATTACGAGTGGCTAGCGGGTGAGGCGGCGCGGGTGCTAAAGCTAGGCGGAAACTGTCTAGCCCAGACGGCGCATTACTACCTACCGGAGGTGTTGGGGGTTATGGCGCGGTCTCTGGACTATGTGTGGTTGGTTGTAGAAAAGCATGCGGGGGGTCCAGCGTCGTTTTTCAAGCGCCGGATCTTGTGTAGCTACAAGCCGTGGGTGTGGTTTTCCAAGGGGCCGCGGGCCGGCGGGTGGATCTTTGATTGGCTGCTAGATTCCGGCCGTGACAAAACCTTCCACAAGTGGGGGGATCCGGCCGGCGCCATGCTAAAGTCGGTGATCGATCGGTTGGTGCCTTTAGACGGCGTTATATGGGATCCTTTCGCCGGCGGAGGGCCTATACCAGAGGCGGCGCATGTGTTGGGCCGGGGTTGGATCGCGTCTGAGCTAGATCCGGCAAAAGCGGAGGTAGCGCGCGCCAGGTTGCGCAGCATTCCCGATCCTCTGTTCGTTACGGATCCTCATTGCCAAGTACGTATGGAGGTCTAGCATGGGGGATTGGGTTGTGTTTAACGTCAAGCTGCTACTCCGGCCGGGTGAGGATGATGATTTGATCGAGGTGTTAGAGCGGGCGCCTAGCCGGAAACGGGCCGCAATGGTCAAGGGGCTAATGAGGTTTGGAGTAGAGGAGCAATCGGAGCTTGTAGTATCTGAGGATCGGGAGCTTACCCTATCGCTAGAGGGTTTTCTACAGTAGCCGGGGGATAGGCTCATGACGCATGATGGCCGGCGGTAGCTTATGCGTCATGAAATGCGCCGGCCGGCGCGGGGGGTGGGCGCGCCGGCCGGGCAACGGAGGGACATACGAGTATTCCCATGATAACGTGTTTTGGTTTCGTCGTCAAGGAGGGTTTATCATGAACGGTAGCCAGTTGATCGCTACGCCCGGTAGCGGGCAAACCATCATAAAACAGGAGAGCGGCGCTAGTGAACTAAAGCAAGTGATCGATAGTGCAAAATGGGGGACTTTGTGCGGAGCGGGGATCGTGGCGGCGTTTATACTCGAGGGCTTACTATGGGGGCCGCTAATGGGGCTTTGGTTTGGGTTGGTCGTGGCGGTCGTGGGCTTTGCGGTTACCATGCGACAGGCGATCGGGCGCCGGTGGCCGTATGAAGTGCAAGCGGTGATTGCGCTGGCGTATGTGGGGATCTTGGTAGCCTGGGTTACGATCGGTTATGACTGGCTAGTAGCTAGCTGGATTCCGTGGTCTCTAAATTGGTGGTTGTGGTTAGAGGTCAGTATAGACCCGGTGCTATGGATCTTGCGGTTTTTCCTCGGGTGGGTATGCTGGCGTCTTTG